GCGCATTACTGATGAAGGCGGGGACGAAGGAACCGGGTACAACCGTCCCCAAAGTTCACTTATGGACTCAATCAAAGCAAAAAGTCAACTCAAGCCTGCTGATCCCGACTCACCGGGCAGTACATCTACAAAATGGGAAAAACCAACAGGCACACACGCCTGGGATTATCAATCTGGTGGCAAAGAATTAACGCCCGATGCGGCAGAAAAAATCACAGCAGATGTTCAAAGTACCAAGCTCAAACAACTACTGGGGCAAATTAAACAATCATAGTCTGACCTTATATCAAATAAATAACACAAAGGGTTCGGGACTAAAATGCAGAAGAAAACTCGTAGTTTATTAGAAGAATTAGACAGCATGTATGTGGAGCGTGACTCCCGCTATGTTATCGAAAATCGTGCTGGCAACATCATTGCCAGTGCTATACGCTTGCTAGAGCAGATTGACTCCAGTTACGAGCCCGAGGCAGCTAAAAATTTGCAACGCAAGTTGATCAATGCTATCAACCTACGCGACCCTGGCAAATTTACAAGAACCGTGAGAAAAACTGATGCAAATTCATGAATTAAATCGTCCACGTCGCACTGACGAAGGCGTTCTAGGTGCAATAGGTACAGCACTGGGCCAGGCTGTATCTCCTGGAGCAGGAACAACGCAAGACTTCAGGGCATCAAGTGCAGGTATCCTCGACCCGAAGAAAAAATTAGACGCTGTGAAGAAAAATTCAGCAATGGTTGGTCAAGCAGCAAAGTATGCTGATGCATGGTTAACAGATAAAAGATCACAAGTGTCGGCAGCTCCTGCACCTGCGGCAGCTCCTGCACCTGCGGCTGGTAAATTAACTCCAGCACAACAAAATGCATTGAAAGACAAATTGAAAGGGCAACGAGGCGCTGGCAAAACAACTGCCACCCAGACCGGCTCGGGATTCAAAGACTATGTTGGCGGAAGTCAAAACAAGTTAATTACCAATCCAGATGGTAGTACTTCAATGAAGAAACTACAGCGTGAATCAAACTATTATAATTTTGATTACATCTTAGAAAGCATTATTAACATCAACGAAAAAGCCGCAGTGGCCAATCAGCCTGTTACCAAACCAGCACCAGCCACTGTCAATGCTCAGGGATTCAATTACGACAACGTAATGAAGATGCCGGGTATGGAAAAATATGCCACACCTGCCGGACAAGCACAGCCACCTGCAGGTCAACCAAAACCAGGGCAACCACCTGCCGGACAAGCACAGCCACCTGCAGGTCAGCCAAAGCCTGGACAGCCACCTGTTGCACAGCCACCTGCAGGTCAACCAAAACCAGGGCAACCACCTGCCGGACAAGCACAGCCACCTGCAGGTCAACCCGATACTGACGCACAACCACCTGCCGGACAAGCACAGCCAGGGCAACCACCTGCCGGACAAGCACAGCCAGCCGCAGGCGCACAACCACCTGCTGATTCCGAATATATTAAAAACTTCTTAGAGTTTGCCAATGAAAAAGTTGCCATGCGCGATTCGGCCACGTACAAAATGCTTGGATTAAAAGACGCCGAAGGCGTGACTGAATTAAAACCAGAGCTAGATACAGCCAAGCAAGCAGTTAAAGATGCCCAGGGCAATCCTGCAAAAACTAAAGAGGCAGTTAAAAATTATATTTTAACTGCCATGGCCGCACTACAACTGGTGACATCACAAAATACTGTGAAGGCCGCATCACCCGAAGCACCTGCATATGGGCAGCAACCAGCACCGGCAGCTGGCGCCGCTGGAGCGGCCGCTGGAGCGGCCGCTGGCACTGCCACAGGCCAACTGACAGGATCCGGTGCAGTAGCATTGCTGAACAAAGCTGGCCTGGGCGCCAAAGTATTGACTCTGGCAGGAGAAGCAATTCAAAAGCAAACCGGCAACAAACAACTATCTACCTCAGGTGATTCAGTTATTGACACCATGCTACAAGGTATGGGGTACACAGTATCATGATATTAAAAGAAGGCGGCAATGTTTTTAAAGACGCATCAGGCCGTATACTAACACAGCGCATTAACCAAGCAGACGTTGCTCCCACACTCGCCTGGCTTGACCAAATGTTACCGGGCCTGGATCTACAAGACAATACATTAGGCTCCACAGGTAGAAAACCCACGTCGGGCGATTTGGATCTGGCAGTGGATGCCAATCAAGTCAGCAAAGAACAGTTGGTTACACGGCTGACACAATGGTGTCAAAGCCATGGTTTCAAACCAGAAGACTACATTAAAAAGTCCGGCATTTCTGTACACTTTAAAACGCCCATCACTGGTAACCCCAATTCAGGTTATGTGCAAACAGACTTTATGTTCTTGACTAATTTACCTTTTTCTAAATTTGTACTAAGTGCGCCTGCAGACAGTGCGTATCGTGGGCAAGACCGTAATGTGTTGATGAACAGCATTGCCAAAAGCATGGGTTACAAACTAAATCAAACTGCAGGCATTGCTGACCGTGCCACCAACAAGGTTATCAGTGATGACCCGGATAAGATTGCTCGACTGTTGTTGAATAAACAAGCAACTCGAGCAGACTTGAACAGTGTAGAAACCATTGTGGCCGCACTGGAAAATGATCCCAAGCGTGATGCCAAGCTGGCAGATGCACGTGAACACTTTGCCAAGATTGGCGTGCCTTTCATGGAAAGTGAAGAACCCTTATACAAAGAATATAACGAAGTGAACTTTTTGGCTCGACTGCGTGATCGTATTGTGAATCAAGGCATGGCAGTGATTGTGGAAGGTGCCAAGGATGCACGTATTGAACACCTGGAAGATCTAGTGTTTGAAAAAGGCACACGTGGTATTCGTGATGCAGTTGAAATCATGCGCCACGCCGCAGAAGACACACGCGGCACTACCACAGTCAAGTGGGATGGCAAGCCTGCTATCATATTTGGCCGCAAGCCAGACGGCACATTTGTGCTCACAGACAAAAGTGGATTTGGTGCCAAAGGCTATGACGGCCTGGCCACATCTCCAGACCATATTGCCCGCATGATGGCCATGCGGTCAGGAGATCGTACAGAGTTAATTGGGCTTTATCAAAAGTTGTTTCCGCTACTACGTGCTGCCGTACCTGACAGCATGCGTGGATTTGTACAGGGTGATTTACTGTACACCACCACTCCTCCAGAAGTGGCTGGTGCTTATGTGTTCCAGCCAAACTTTGTTGAATACAAGATTCCGGCCAGCAGTAAGCTGGGACAACGTATTGGCCGCAGTGAAGTGGGCGTGGCTGTACACACACGTTATCGTGATGTTGACGCCGCCCCTGAAGCAATCAAGCAGGTCACACTGAACGAAGTTCCTGGCCTGTTGTTGATTGAGCCCAGTGTCAAAGACATTCGTAATGTTGAATTAAATGCCGGGCTGGTCAAACAGCTGAGTCAAATTATATCTACACAAGGCACTGCTATTGACAGTTTGTTTAATCCTGCTGATCTACGTGCTGCCGGCATTACTGATTTGCCACAGTTGTGCAAACGTTACATCAATTCTAGAATCACCAGCAACTACGACAATTTGTTGCACGGGTTCGGAGACTGGCTAAAAACCAATGTGACACCACGCAAGTTTAACAACATTGTGGAATACCTGCAAAGTCCACGTACAAACATGGCGGGTATCACTTCAGCATTCACTGCATTCCTGTTGTTGCACGACATCAAAACAGACATGCTGGCACAGTTAGATCGCCAACAGCCCGGACAAGAAGGCTGGGTACTGGCCACACCTGCAGGCCGTGCTAAACTGGTAAATCGCTTTGGATTCAGTGCCGGAAATCGTGCCCTAAACAATCCAGATCAAACAGCCTAAACCTGATTTTTTGTCAACTTGTATAAATAATTGCAGGTCCAACGTGACCATATACTAAGGAGATTTAAAAATGGCTTATATTACACAAGTAAACGGCAACTTCGAACCAGTTGTTAATCAAGACTCGGGCACAGTTGCCTCATCACCTGGCGCAGGCTGGAACAGTGGTGCTAACACAGTGACCAGTGGTGCAACTGTTAACGTTGCAGGTCCTAAGTTAGACTTCGGTACAGTTACTTTCACTGGTAACGCTACTGTAAGTGCTACTTCATTGGGCATTGCATTCTTGACTATTCAAACTAAATGTACAATCGCTATGTATGAATTCACCACAGTGGGTTCTAACCAAGCTACATTGGCTTTGGCTACATACCCAACTGGTGCATGGGATTACACCAATGCTGGCGATCTAGATGCGGCATTGACTGCTTCACTAGGCTACGCTGTTACCACAGCTGCCACAGCAACATTCACAAACTAATCTAAATAGTTTTTGACGCAAAAACCCTGGAATAAAACCCAGGGTTTTCTTTTGACGTTAAATACTCGATCATGATGGTAAGCAAAATAACTGAAGTAACAATATTTGAAAGTCCCGATGGTGGACGCACAGTGTATGCTCGCCAACCTGGAAACAACGCAAAATCCCTGCACTATCAAGACCCCAAACTAAAACAAGAGCTAGAAGATCTTGAAAACAAACGTCGTTGGGCAGAAATATTTGAATCACGTCACAACAGTGCGGCACTTAACGAACTATGCAACAAAGTTGAAGTGTTATACGAACTAATTAAAAAGACGCCATGAGATTTGTAGTACAAACTTTCTTTGACATCACTGCCACTGGCGTCACAGGACATTATAAACCTGCTCGTGTTCCTTTTCGCGATCACGCCGGCAATGTAATAACCGACGAGATCGCGAAAAGGA